GAGGAGGTCTAAGTGAATCAATCACAAAGTAATTTAAAACTAGCCGAACGTGGAGCCCTGATCAGTATTGTCGCCTACCTGATTCTTTCCGCAGCTAAATTAGCAACAGGACATCTCCTTCACTCCTCCAGTTTGGTCGCGGATGGTTTTAATAACTTATCCGATATTATCAGTAACGTCGCCCTTCTCATCGGCATTCGCATGGCCCGCCAGCCAGCTGACCGCGACCACCGATTTGGTCATTGGAAGATTGAAGATCTAGCTAGCCTGGTAACTTCCATCATCATGTTTTATGTGGGCTTCGATGTCCTACGAGATACCGTTCAGAAAATCCTCAGTAGGGAAACCACTGTCATTGATCCTTTAGGGGCCATTGTCGGAGTTGGATCAGCCCTTGTCATGTTTGCGGTCTATCTTTATAACCGGACTTTAGCTAAGAAAGCTCAATCCAAGGCCCTCAAGGCAGCTGCCAAAGACAACCTGTCTGACGTGGTCACTTCTTTAGGAACCTCTGTTGCGATTGGAGCTAGTGCTCTTAACTATCCGATTGTGGACCAATTAGTGGCCATCGTTATTACCTTCTTTATCCTAAAAACTGCCTACGACATTTTCATTGAATCCTCCTTCAGCCTCTCCGATGGTTTTGATGAAAGTCTCCTGGATAAATACAAGGCGGCTATTCTGGAATTGCCAAAGGTCAGCCGGGTCAAATCCCAACGGGGACGGACTTACGGAAGCAACATTTACCTAGATGTCGTCATCGAAATGAATCCAGACCTCTCTGTTTATGAGAGCCATGCTATTACCGAAGAGGTCGAGCGCCTTCTCAAGGAACAGTTTGGCGTCTTTGATATCGATGTCCATGTGGAGCCAAGTTCTATCCCTGAAGATGAGATTCTGGACAATGTCCTTCTCAAATTAAAGACCTATGAGGAACGCTTGCAGGCTCAGCAGGAATACCAAACCCTCCTAGCAGACAACTTCACCCTCATCAATGAGTATGGCCAAGAAAGCCACAAAGAGGACCTGGTCCGTTTGCAGGAAGAACATCAAATTCCCTTTAAGAATTTCGAAATTGAATCTATCAGTCAAAAGACCAAATTGATTCGCTATGAGTTAAATGACCAGATCCATACCAGTCTCTGGCGGCGTCATGAACACTGGCAAAAGGTCTTTCACCAAATTACCAGTAAACAGAAAAAATAGAACCCTCTACCTCAATCTAACCAGAATAAAAAGCTACTGCAATTCTTTTTTGCAGTAGTTTTTTTGTAAGAAAAAATAGCCTTTCGGCTATTCTTCAACTTTTATAAATCCAAATTTATTGAGAGGGTAGAGACGTAGATTCACGACTCCTTCGATCTGATTTTTATGGATATAACCAAACTCACGACTATCTTCTGTATCCCCACGGTTATCATTTAAGACTAGAAAGGTATCGGATGGTACACGACCAGCCTTGGTCCCTTTTAACTCTGATAAAAAGAAATCATCAGTATAATACCCATTACTCGTTGGAGCAGCTAGATGTTTGTTCAGCATTTTATTCAGGTAAGGTTCTGGTGTTGCCTGTCCATTCAAATAGAGGACGTCATCTACGTAGCTGACTTCATCGTTTTCTTTGGCAATAACACGTCCAAGGTATTCTTTTCCACCGACCTTGTATAAGACCAAATCACTGCGATCTACCTGAGCATTTCTAGTCGCTACCACAAGATCTCCATTTTTCACAGAAGCATTGGCCATCTTATCATTGATACTAAATGGATGAAATACAAAGATACGAAGCAAAATCAGTGCTAAAACCAGAACACCGACAATGATGACATTTCTAATTAAATCTCTCCTTGGCATGTATGTCTCCCTTCCTTTTTGTTTATTATACCATTTTTTTGATCTTTAAAAAAGAGAAAGTAAGCATTAGTGAGAATTCTTATCAACACAAACCAGAAGAAAAAGAAAAACCTCGCGGTCAATCCTTTCAGATCAACCAACAAGGCTTTCAGATATAATTGTCTATTAACGTACTGTACGGATACGCATTGTGTTTGTACGAACAGCTTCACCAAGTGGCACACCTGCAACGATAACAATATCATCACCAGATTGTACAAGACCAGCTTCAACTGCTTTACGTTCAGCAATTTCAAACATGTCATCGGTTGATGATGGAGCTTCTGTCAACATTGGGATAACACCCCAGTTCAACATCAATCCACGTTCTGTCAATTCGTCAAATGTCAATGCCAAAATATCAGCATTTGGACGGTATTTAGAAATCAAACGTGCTGTGTGACCAGTCTTAGTAAGAGTTACAACCAATTTGATGTCCATTGAGTTTGTAGCATCTTTAACAGCTGAAGCCATAACTTCTGTCTTAGAGTTACGTTCAAATGAATCTGAGTTCAAACGTCCGTATTCTTTCAAAAGTGTTTGAGCGTTCTTGTCAATTGTAGCCATTGTTGTAACTGACTCAAGTGGGTATTTACCGTTTGCAGATTCACCTGAAAGCATTGTAGCATCAGTACCATCGATAACAGCGTTGAAAACGTCAGATACTTCAGAACGAGTTGCACGTGGTTTTTCAGTCATTGTTTCAAGCATGTTTGTTGCAGTGATAACAACTTTACCAGCAGCATTCACTTTAGTGATAATCATTTTTTGGTAAACTGGAACCATTTCAAATGGTACTTCGATACCCATGTCACCACGAGCAATCATAATACCGTCTGCAGCTTCAATGATTTCATCTAAATTATCGATACCTTGTTGGTTTTCGATCTTCGCAAACAATTGAACGTGACCGTTACCAGTTTCTTCACAAATTGCACGAACTTCATTTACGTCTTTTGCAGTACGTACGAATGAGATCGCGATGAAGTTGATACCTTGTTCCAAACCGAAGCGGATATCGTCGTTATCGCGTTCAGCAAGTGCTGGGAAAGGAATCTTAGTGTTAGGGATGTTCACACCTTTTTGTTTAGCAATGATACCGTCGTTTTCAACTTCAACAACAAATTCACGTTTTGCAGCATCTTTTTCTACAACGCGAAGACCCAATTTACCATCATCAACCAATACTTGGTGTCCAACTTCAACGTCATCAAAGATGTCAAGCGCACCAGCAACGTTCAATGCGATAACGTCACGAGTTGATTTGATGCCTTGTTTTGTAGCAACGCGAATACGTTCACCAGTTTTGTATGAGTACTCTTTAGCTTCGCCTTCGAACAATTCAGTACGGATTTCTGGACCTTTAGTATCAAGAAGGAAACCAACTTTTTTACCAGCGATTTCTTCTGCACGTTTAACAGTCGCCATACGTTCACCTTGTTCTTGGTGGTCACCGTGTGAGAAGTTGAAACGGAAAGTGTTAGCGCCAGCTTCGATCAATTTAGCAATGTTTTGTGCTGAAGCTTCAACGTCAAGGTTTTCAGCCCAGTATCCATCTTCACCAAATTTTTTACCACCACGGATTTCTACCGCAGGACCCAAAGTTGCAACGATTTTTACACGTTTGTTCATGATATATATGACTCCTTTTTAAATATATCTGTCTTTTTAAGACAAGGTTAACGAATTTATGAAATAAAATTAAATTGAAGACAAGCTACGGTTCAACTCGGCAAGACCAAGATCAGCTTTATGTGGATTGTTTACCACAATCTTACCATCTTCTGTCAAGCTAAAGAGGGCTCCTTCTTCTGCTTTACCAAGGATTGGGTTTTCCACCATTTTTTCATTACGGATACCAACGGCTACACCACCGATTCCTTGTTTCAACAATTTAACAGCGTGTGCTCCCATACGTGAAGCAAGAACACGGTCACGCGCTGTAGGTGAACCACCACGTTGGATGTGACCAAGCTCAGTCACACGAAGGTCACTTTCATCACCAGCTTCTTTCAACGCTTTACCAAATTCATCTGCAGACATCACGCCTTCAGCCAAGATAATGATGTTGTGGGTACGACCTTTTGCGTAACCTTCTTTGATGCTCTCAACAACTTCTTCGATCTTGAATCCTTCTTCAGGGATGATGATTTCATCTGCACCAGATGCAATCCCTGCCCAAAGAGCGATATCTCCAGCATTACGTCCCATAACTTCAATTACGAAAGTACGGTGGTGACTAGATGAAGTATCACGGATCTTATCGATCGCGTCCATTGCAGTTGTGACTGCCGTATCAAAACCAATTGTAAAGTCAGTTCCGACGATATCGTTGTCGATCGTACCAGGAAGACCAACAGCTGGGAATCCAAGCTCAGTCAAGCGCATCGCACCATGGTAAGAACCATCTCCACCAATAACGACAACACCTTCGATCCCGTGTTTCTTCAATTGCTCGATCCCTTTTAATTGACCTTCGCGTTGTGCGAATTCAGGGTAACGAGCTGAATGAAGGAAGGTACCACCACGGGAAATAATATCTCCAACAGATGAGGCGTCAAGGGGCTGAATTTTACCAGCAACCATTCCCGCATATCCATCATAGATACCGAAAACTTCCATTCCTTCTGAAATTGCTTGACGAACAACTGCACGGATGGCAGCATTCATACCAGGGGCATCTCCACCACTAGTTAAAACAGCAATACGTTTCATTTCGTTGTTTGCTCCTTTTTTTCTTTTACATTCTACGTAATTATAACACAAAGAAGACTAAAATTCTCGTATTTTTCGCAGTTTTTACCGATAAATCGTTTTCATAACGAGATTCTTTAATTCATCTTCCAATTCTTTGTTTTTCTGGACGGTATAGCCCTTCAATTGAAGAGTTTTTTTCTCGTCTTCATAGCGTAATATCACAGGATATGGGCCCGGATATTTTTTCAAGATAGAAAGAATCGTTTTATCCTGACGATGATCGAGCAACTGGATCCAGAATTTTTCATTGGTCGCTAGTTGTGCCTCTGCTAGAATCATCTGCAAGCGCCCATCACGCTCTTGTATCTTCCCTGTCAAGTAATAAAAGCCACCTTCTTTTATCAAGGAGGAAAATCGATTGTAGGTTTCAGGGAAAAGGGTCACATCCAATTTTTTCTTGGTATCACTGACTTGTAAGAAAGCCATGAGATCACCTGACTTGGTTCGAATGGTTCGAATGCTTTGTACCTCAATGAGAATGCGTACCTGCTCTCCTTGTATGAGTTGAGAAATTGGTTGGATCTCGTAGGGACTCGTTTGTCCAATCGCAACCAATGGGTGGGTACTGAGCCCGATGCCAATAATGGCCTCTTCCTTCTCATATTTTTCAGCTTGGCTAAAGTCCTCCGCTTCTGTCCAGGAATAGTTAGAATCCGCAAACAAACTGCCTAGCTCATCAGCAAAGACAAACAAATTCGGCAAATTGTGAAGCACCTTGCGTCTATTTTTTTCAAAAATATCAAACAATCCAAGCTCCACTAAAGGTGTTAACAGAGGTAATTTATGATACTGATTGGGGAGGCGTAAAATAAAATCTTCGACACTTTCAAAGGGACGATTATCAATGATCCAATACGCTAAATCTCTCGGGAGTCCCTTGATATTTTTCATTCCCAAGTAGATTTTTCGATCCTGGAACTTATCTCTGTAAGGGATGGTGTTGATGGATAATGGAGCGACTTTAAAATCAAACTGGAGAGCATCTGTCAGATAATCGCTGCTCGAGTAATTGAGCATGACATCAAAGAAAACATCTGGGTAATGGACCTTGAAATAGGCCATCTGAAAGGCCAAGGCAGAATAGGCATAGGCATGGGAACGGTTAAACCCATAGCCTGCAAATTTTTCCATGATCGCAAAGACCTCTTTAGCTTTTTCTTCCGTATGCCCAAGTTTAAGAGCACCTGCGACAAAATCGTCTTCCATCTTATGCATTTCAGCTGCATTCTTTTTGCCCATAGCCCGACGTAAAATATCGGCTTTCCCTAGACTAAAGCCTGCAAAACGCTGGGCAACCTGCATGACCTGCTCTTGGTAGAGCATGATCCCATAAGTGGGCCTTAAGATTTCTTCAATAGCTGGATCTAAAATCTCAACTTTTTCTTGGCCGTGCTTTCTTTTGACGAAATTATCAATGTAATCACTAGCCCCTGGACGATTGAGAGAGGTGGTCGCTACCACTTCTTCGAAATGATTGGGTCTCACTCGTCTCAAGAGGCGAATGGCTCCAGCCTGTTCAAATTGGAAAATCCCCTTGGTATCCCCAGCAGCAAACAAGGACAAGGTTTCTGGATCTTCTAAATCAATGGCTTCAATCACGATCTCTTCTTGGTACTTTTCATAGACGGCTTCCTTCATTTTCTGAACAAAGGTTAAATTTCGCAGACCCAAAAAGTCCATCTTCAACAGACCATTGGCTTCAACCGCATGGGCATCATACTGGGTGACAAACATGTCTTCTCCATACTTGAGAGGAATGTGATCCGTCAAATCCTGGTCACTCATCACAACCCCAGCCGCATGGATAGAGGTCTGCCTTGGTTGGCCTTCAATTCTTTTAGCAATTTCAAAGCCACGCTCAAATTCTGCTCGGCTATGAATCACTTGTCGAAAAGCTAGATTCTGTTCATAAGCTGTCGTCAGTGTATCCCTAAAGCCAATCCGCTTGGTAATGGAGGTCAATTCGTACTCTGGTACCCCAAAACGTTTAAAGACATCTCGAATGGCTTGTTTGGCCCCAAAGGTTGAAAAGGTCACGATCTGAGCTGCATGGTAACTCCCGTAACGGTCTCGCACATAGCGGATAAATTCTGGACGATAGATATCAGGAATATCAATATCAATATCCGGCATGGTGTAGCGCTCCACATTTAAAAAGCGCTCAAAGAGGAGGTTCTTCTCCACAGGGTCAATCCCTGTAATTCCTAATGCATAGGCTACCAGTGAGCCTACAGCAGACCCACGTCCCATTCCCATATAATAGCCTTGACTCCGTCCGAAACGAAGAAGGTCCCAGACAATCAAGAAATAGTCATCAAAGCCCATTTGGTGAATAATGTCTAATTCATGCTCCAGACGTTCTTGATAGACCGGACTAGTCAAGTTCTTTCGAAGGAGACCCGCTTGAGCTAATTCTCTGAGTTCCTCAACAGCTGGTTTCTGAGGATTGAAGCGAGGCAATTTCAACTGGGTATCAATGTCATATTGAATCCCTTGAACAAGGTTTTCCAGATTTGTGATAGCTTGCGGAAATCGCTCTGCAAAATCATTCTTTAAATCCTGAGGAGTTTTTAGGACTGTTGTCTGATCAATTGGCCCTGTTTCCGTCAAGCTTTGATTGTCCTTGATGGCTGCCAGCATCTGCATGGCTTCCACATCTCCCGCCTCAAAAAATCGAACGGTATGAAGAGGGAGCACAGGGTGGCTAAACTCTTGAACCGGCGTATCCGCAAAAACTCCGATGAAGTAATCTAGACCAAACGGCAAGTCTCCACTAGCAAAAGGCGCTGGGACAATAACTGCTACTCCTTCTGTTAGGTGCTTCACATCCTCCCAATTGCTCTTCCCCATCATTTTGACGGTCGACATCTTCATCAAATTTTGGTAGCCCTTCGTGGATAAGGCCATCATCCGAAACGGAATTGTTTCATTGTCTACTTCTAGTCCAATTTCTAAACCGACCAAGGGGCTGAGTTTTTGGGCCTGACAGGCTTCGATAAATTCATAGGCACCATACAAATTATCTACATCCATGATTCCCAATGCGTCATACCCCATACTTTTAGCCACTTGGACATACTCTTTTATGGTCACAAGGCTTTCCATAAAAGTATAGACTGATTTGGTATCTAGCTGTGCAATCACTTTTTCTCCTCCCTCACTTGTCTATTTTTGGGACTCTTTTTTGTACAAAAAAACACCACTGCTACACAATGATGTCTCAACAACGGAAGACATGGGATTCGAACCCACGCACGCTTTTACACGCCTACCGCGTTTCCAACACGGCCTCTTAAGCCTCTTGAGTAATCTTCCATGAATAAAAATATGGAGCCGGTGGGAGTTTCTAAAACTCAATTATATAGCTGTTTTTAGGTTTTAGGGTCTGTTTTAGGTACTGACTTCTAAAACTTTCACGGCTCATCATTTGTATTACTAGTTTAGCATAGGTTCCAAGAAAGTTCAAGCTTAATTATAAAAGAGATATAGAATGAAGCTATTTAATAGGAAAAAATCTTTTATTTTTTTAAAAAAAGTTAGTAAAATCTCTTGATTTAATACAACTTTAGTTGTATAATATATACATAAGGTTAAGGAGGAAACCTTAGACAAGGAAACTAAAGAAAGGAAAAATAAATGTTAAGGCGAAGAAAAAAGCCAATCAAAGCTAAGACGAATAAGCTAGTAGTCAAAATCAACTTGTTCATCATAAGCATTGAGTGGCACATCGAATTCGGATAGTGAGCAATCACTATCCGCCCCTTGGTGGGGCTTGCTTTAATTATAACAGGTATCGTGATGAAAGTAAAATTTAATGTTAAAAAAACCACAGCTAGAGAAAAACTTGAGTTTATTTTAGGGCTTCTGTTGATCGTAGTGATCATTTGGTTTTTTGTGAGGTAAATATGTTAGTTGATATCAATGCTATTAAATGGCTGCTAGAAAATGCCACAGCCTATTCTATTAGTAAAAATTGTGGATTATCCACCCAAGCTGTAGACAAATATAAGAATGGTATTTCTGATATTATGAATATGCGTTTGAAACACGCAATTAAAATGACAGAATACGCCAATCAGTTAAAAAACAAAAAGTGATGGTTATTTAATCATCACTTTTTTTGATGTAAAGACCCATTGCTTATAGCAGAGAATCAAAAAAACATAGTCATTCGATTGAGGTTACAACGGACAATTTTAATAATTGCCGTTATAAGCACAATAAAAAAAGCCCCCTCGAATTGAGGGGGTGTGTGTCTTATGTATTATAGAGTTTCTGGCCACGGGTCATCTGTGATATATGACATATCAGTAAACCGCAAGTCTCCGATATCACGATCTGTTGGCACTGGGTCATCGAATTGTAAGCGTAGCTGGTTGCCGTCACCCGGCCCACCTAGATAGAAAGTGCCAAGGCGCTTGCCTTTGTCATTTGTCATAATACCCAGTTTTGAGTTAGTCGCACGAAAACCGACGGGTATACCACCGACGTTTAAGATCACCACGTTTCGCTCACGGTCAGAGCCTTGTGGAACGTAGCTGGGCGCACCTCGTCTCACGATTCCAAACCAACCCCAAGAGAGGCCACCAAAGCCGATCTCAACCGTGGAGTTTATACGTCTAAACTCGACATACGCATTAGTTTGATTTGAGTTGATATTTCTTGGTTTAATTTTGACATCTCCAAACAAGACAGACCAAGCGTTAGAGCCAGTTCCAGCAGTTTTCTTGATCCATTTAACCGCTCCGTTTTTAGCCGTTGTATCCGTGTATATTGTACCGATGTCAGCATTCAGAGCGTATGGAAAGCCTTGGCCTTTAAGTTCTGTGTTGCCACCGCTACTATATCCGACTGAGCGTTTCAGCTCTTCGAGATCGTTTTTCGAAGCAAGCTGGCTTGTGTCCACTGTTGGAAGTTTGGAGCGTGTGACAAACGGATCACCACCGTTTTGTAACTTGGTATCAATCAGAGCGTCCAGACCCAATTCAAGGTGCTTGTCTTTGATGTTATTGGCCATCTGGGATTGCAAAGTTGCATAGGTTGGAAATAGTTCGTATGCTTTAGAAGCTGATAAAAAGGAAGTCTGTTGCCCTTGAAGCGCACCTATATCAACCCCAATCGCCTGAATAACTTGTTTTAGTTTATCCATGCTTCACCTCCTTAGAGGGTATTTTTAGCGGTATTATAAATCTGTGCAAAATCGGTATTTTCCAAGTCAGTAAATTTTTGACCAAGCTCTGTCATTTTAGACACGATAGCCTGATCTGCTGATCCTGCACCGTTAGCAATACGGTCTGCGATTTCTTTGAGAGTGTCAAGTTCTTCTGGCACACCCTCGCCAAGGATTGCGGTTTTCACCCCTTGAATTGCTGTTTCCAATTGTTGTTGTGTGATCCCGCCTTGACCAAGCTCAGACTTGTCAGCTTTATTAGCAAGCGTGGTCTTGATTTCTTTTACGTCAGCACCAACGGCCTGTGCAAATTGTGTGAGGTTTTGTGTGTTTAAAGTCATTTATTTCTCCTTTTAAATTTTAGCTAGGTTATATAGTACGGTTAGATCTGGGAGTTCTTCCGTCTGTGGTCCATTTGGATGTTCTGCAATGTACTTGTCGATTTCAGTCTTGACATCGTTTCTTACAAGCGAAAGAACTTCCACGCTTGTAAATTCGTCTGCTGAACGTGTGATTTCCAAACGTGTCGAGCGGTCACTTGGGAAAATATACCCGTCACAAACGACTTCTACCAAATAAGATCCAATCGGTAGGGGCTTGCTTATTTTAAAAGTAACTTTTGAATTATCTACTGTACTCTCAAATGTAGCCTTTCCTTTTTGATTAAAGATTCGTATTGTAGCATTTTTGCCGTTTAGATCACTAATAGGGCGCATTTGCTCGTCCAGTAGCTCATATCCAAAAAGTGAGGCAGAGTCGCCTTGCTTGACGACTGCCCCTCCTTCAAATTGTTTTAGGTTCGTTGAATTAATGCGCATAATTCACCACCTCAGCTATAATAATTCACCAAATCGTCCTTGTCCCAACACGAAAGCCAGACTGGTCCAAATTGGCCAAATTCAAACAAGCGCCAATAGTAACCACCATAATATCCGCCCTTGCCGGTATCTGTGATATGGGCTTCGTCTAGTTCAAAACTGAAAAACATTCCAGCTTTGAAGTCTTTGTCCGCACCGTCCGGCAAGTTGTTTCCATCCTTGTCAACCCAGTTTACCAAAGACACGGGAATACCGTTTTCGGTCCAGTCAAAGCCTACTGGTGCTAGGTAATCACACTTGATCTGCCAGATACCGTTGACGTATTTAACTTCGTTTGCTTGGTAAAAGGCCTTATCTTTCGGTTGGACGGCTGTGTTCGCTTGATTGTTGGTCTGTGGTGCCGTATCAGCATATCGCCAAACCTCGATATAAGCTGGTTTATTCCAGCTGTAGTAGTCGTTCCAAGGATAGGTATTGATAGCTTGTCCGACTGCTCCTT